CCAAGGCTCGTCGTGCTCGTCGCGGATCATCCGGACGCTGTGATTCTCGAACAGGCGTTCGAGCAGGGATTTCATGGTTGGGTCGTTTACGGTCATGTTCATGCTGTTTTCCTCCTCTGTTTCCTCATGTTGTCCGCTGCCACCATGCAGCGGTCCAGATCCTCTTCGGGCAGGTTGCACCGGGGTGCCTCTGCCGAGACAAATTCGCGGTTGAACAGCCACCGGATCACGCTGTAGCGGTACGGCCGGTACGAGCGTTCGGTGGCATCGGGGTGGCGCACGTCGGTGGCGTCCAGGCTGCCAGCTATGATCAGGCGGCGCACGTGCTCGCTATCCACGCGCAGCGCGCGGCACACCTCGTCCATGCGCAGGCGGGTGCGGCGGGTAATATCGCCATAAAGCCGCTCCAGCAGGTCCGTGCCCAGCGCCTGCACCAGGTCGGCGGGCCAGAGGAGCTGGCGCTCGCTGGGCACGGGCCGGTCATCCCGCAGCAGGGCGCGGGGCGAGAGCGAGCTGGCCGGTTCCGGCGGGCCGAACATGTTGAGCTGCCAATCCATTGCGGTTCCTCCTAAAGCGCTTCTGTTTTGCGGATGGACACCGGTGCCGCCTGCGGGGTAGATTGCGCGGCAAAACAGGAGGTTTTCAATGGACAATCCCGGAAAAGCCTGCACAAAGGTGCAGCGGTCGCTGCAGTGGCAGTGCATGGCGCTGGAGCTGGCGGTGCGCACGGCACCATCGACCCTATGGGTGCCTGCCCCCTATTACCAGCACAACGACGGGCGTCTAGGTCTCGCCACATTGCAAGCGCAGATGGTCGCTCTAGCCCATGACGAAAGAGGTAAAGTGCTGTCAGCGCCCTTAACATGGGCCATAACAGGACGTTGGCCGCGCCTACGCAACGCCGCTTCATTTTTTCTGAGAGAGGCGCTTGAGGCGGCGCGGGCGCGATACGCCTCGGCCTGTTGTTGCCACGCACCAGATACCAGCCCGGAATGCGCTGCCGCCCCTCCCTGGTCAACGGCCGACGCAGTGTGGCTATCTGTTGAAACAGTGATGGAGTGGTATATCCGGGGGCTTCCCCGGTGGGCAGAATACCAGGCTCGGGAGGCGTTTGATTGCCAGGGATACAGTTCCTCATGACCAATTCTCCTGTCTTGTTTTCAAATCCGGGATTGTGTTTCATTTCGTTATTGCTTCCTGTTGTTGACTGGCGTAGAATTACCGGCATGATGAGTGCTTGCTACAGCCCTAGCTCCTCGCGCACCATGCGCACCACCTGCCGCGACTTCGGCCCCTTGCGGTGGCCCAGGATCGCCAGTTGCACCGTCGAGTACGCCACCCCCTTCTGCTTGCACCAGGCCAGCAGCGTCGTCCCGCGAAGCCGGAATAACCCGATCACGGTGTCGTTGTTCATCATCGTCGTTTCGTCGTCTGTGTTCGTGGGTTTTTGTTTCATGGCGCTAATCTAATTCACCGAGGTGAATCATGTCAATAATAAAATATCACCAAAGTGAACTATTTTTATGGGAGCGTATTTTAGCTCTCATGAACACCCGTGGTCTTAACGCTAAGGAAATAGCGGAAATTGCCGGTGTTGTGCCTTCTGCGGTGGCTAAATGGAAGGCTGGCGGAAAGATCGGAGCAGACAAGCTGCAGCGGATAGCGGATCACTTTGGTGAATCAGTTGACTGGCTTTTAGGGCGTGCGGATATTACACATAAAGTAAATACGCAACGCGTTGCGTATTTGCCGGAAAGCCCCCCGGATTCCAAAAACGACACGGTGTCGTTTTTGCCGGATTCAAATTTGCCGCGTATGTCAAATTTGCCGGAAAGCCCTCCGGATTCCAAAAACACCCCTGCAAGCGTTGATCTGAACGCGGCGTATGCGGCGGAGCTTGCCAGGGTACTTGAGCCGCGGGCGCTCGGGGAGGCGCTGCATCTGGGCAGCGGTCGCACGCGTGCTGTGGCGCAGTACCGGGAGGTCTCTCGGGAGTGGCTGGAGCATGAGGTTTCGGAGCTTCTGGCGGCGCTGCCGCGTGCGCAGGCCGGGCGCGGCCGCCTGTACCTGATCCGCCCGATGCTCGAGATGCTCCTGGAGCTGCAGGAACGCGAGCTCGACGCCTGCACCGGCCGCCAGCGCCCATCGCCAGCGGCCCCCGCCCCGGCAGCGGCCAAGGCGGCTGGCGAGGCCGGGGGGGAGGATGGGGGGGAGGATGGGGATGGGGAAGGGATGAAAGCTGAGGGATGAAAGGCGGGGCTTGACTTGCAGGGGCAGGCGGTACAGACTTTCATGCCCATTCAGTCACTGGCAAACAAAAGGATTCATTGATGGAAACAGATGCGGTTATAGCTTCTCCAGATGACGGCGGATCGTGCCTGACGTTCGAGGATTTCCGCCAGCAGAACGGGCAGGCCTTCTGGTGGGCAAGCGACCTGATGCGGATGATGGGGTATGACGCATGGCCGGATTTCCGCAAGGCCCTCGACCGGGCCGTGAAGGCGTGCATGGCCCTGAATATCGACCATTACGAGAACTTCCGCCATTACCAGCCGGAGGATGCGACCGGGGAGGATTTCAAGCTCTCGCGCTTCGCCTGCTACCTGACGGTGATGAACGGCAACCCGAAGCACCCGAAGGTGGCCGCCGCCCAGGCTTACTTTGCCGCCATGACGCGCCAGTTCGAGATCGAGCTTGCGGAGCGCGAGGATGTGGAGCGGCTGACGTTCCGCGAGGAGATCAAGGATGGCAACAAGGCCCTCTCCAGCGCGTTCAAGCAGCACGGCGGCGAGAATTACGCCTTCTTCATGAACGCGGGTTACCGGGGCATGTACAACATGCTCAATGTGGAGCTTGCCCGCAAGCGCCGGGTGAAGAAGGAAAACCTGTTCGAGCACATGAGCCGGGCGGAACTGGCCGCGAATCTCTTCCGCACCACGATGACGGAGGAGAAGATCAACAACGAGGGCATCACCGGGCAGCGTGCACTGGAGCAGGCGCACCAGTCCGTGGGGCATGCCGTGCGCAAGCTGGTGATCGAGAACACGGGCAAGGCCCCGGAAAACCTGCCGCAGCGCCGCAAGCTTCCGGATGTGAAAAAGGAGTTGAAGGCGGGGTACCGCAAGATGCTAAAGAAAGACGCGTAGACAGTGCAGGGATGAAAGGCGGTGGCGAGGGTGGTACAGCGTATCCGACAGCAGTCGAATTTATCAAGGAGTGATCTGGTGGCGATGCAGATCCAGTCAGGGGCGGACAAGGTGGCGAGGGTCTGCGACCTGGTAAAACACGGGCTGAGCGTGCTGGGCGTTATTGTCTCGCTGGGGCTTGTGATGTGGGGCGTGAAGGAAATCAGCCGCGCTGCGCCGGGCGCGATAACCGCGCTGGCCGGGCTTTTGCGGGATTGGCGGATCGGCGAGATTGTTCTGGCGCTCGGGAATGTTTTCTTCTACGGTTTGTACCGCCTGGAGCGGAGCGGCAAGAAACGGGCGATCGCGCGAAAAGGGGCTTACCAGAAACGCGCGGAGGCCGGGGATCCGCAACGGACAACAAGCGGGCTGACGGAAAACGGAAACACACCGAAGCCGGAAAGGATAAGGAGGACGGTATGACGAGTCTTGTATCAACCTTGATAGGGCTGGCCTTCCTGTTGCTTGCCTGGAGAAGTTGGCAGCAGACGATGCTGGATGAGGCAAGGGATCGCCTGTTCGATATGCGTGATTCGTTGCGAGACCATTTCGCAACCAAGCCTAGAGGCCTACGGCATCCGATCTATCGTGAATTGCGCGGGTTGCTTAATGCCCACCTTCGCGGCACGGAGCGGATGCGTTTTGTTGGATTCGTGTGGTTTTCCAGGAAGGTGAACCCGGAAATCGTCCGGTATCTCAACGCGCAGATCGAGAGCCGGTTCCAGACGAACGACAAGGATCTGGCGAAGCAGATCCACCAGATACGCACAGCATCCGCGCGGACGATGCAGAAGTACATGATCTGCACATCAAGCTTTGCCATGCTGCTGGTGCTGACCTGCGTACCGGTTGCGCTATATAACGCCGCGAGGAGCGGGGTCTCGCACCTTTCCATGAACCTGAAAAGGGCAATGGTCACGGCATTGGACGCAACGGTTATCAGCCCTGAACGTTTTGAGTGGGCAACACAGTTGAAAGCAGCCTGATCCCCCCCCCCACCACCCTGCCGCTGGTGCATCCTGCACCGGCGGCTTTTTTTTGCTCTTTTTCCGGAAGGCTGCTATAATGCCCGCCTAGTCGCCGCGAACGCGCTGCGCCCCGCAAAACGCCCCGCAAAACGCCCCGCCAGCATTGCGCCGATAATACCAACCGCCTTCTGACGCCCGCGCGAATGCCCGCTACAGTGCAGGCATGATGTTTGCACGCATAGCCGCCTCAGCCGTCGCCTACCACACGTTTCGCCGCCTACGGGCGGCGCGGCCGTCCCGCAGCGGGGTTTGTCTGTTTCCCCCGCTGCGGGCGGCCACCTTCCTTTGCCTGGCCGCTCCCGCCGCCGCCCTGGCGGGCGACTCCACGCCGCCGCCGATGTTCGACAACTGGCTGGCCAATGCCGCCTATGCCATGGGCCTGGTCTACATGGCCGCCCGCGTCTGGCAGCTCAACCGCCCCAACCCGCCGAACCACCGGCAGTTTGCCGCCATGGATCACCAGCACGCCGGCACCCTCACAAAGGCCGAGCAGGAAACCTGCCGCGATGCGCACACCCGCGAGCTCTTGACGATCCGCCAGGAGATGGGCGGATTTACCGCCAAGGTCGAGCGCCAGATCGACCACCTGCGCGACGCCCTGACCACCCAGAACGCGCAGATGATGGCCGAGATCACCAAGATGGATGAGAAGAACGAGAAACGCATCCAGCACCTTCACGAGCGGCTCGATCCGCTCCCCGCCGCCATCGCGGTGAACACCGGCTCCATCGAAACCCACTTGGCCGACCACCGGGCCGGAAAGGCATCCTGAATCATGGCTGTTGACATGACCCTGATCACCCTTGTGCTGCGCATCCTCAAGCGTTTCGACGGCAACCCCGTCACGGCCGACACCGTCGCCGACCTCGTTACCTGCGACCTGCGCCGCACCGTGTCCGTGGACCGCGTCCGCGATGCGCTGCTCGCCGCCCGCGAGCGCCACCTGGTCAAGAGCGAGGAAGACATCTGGGGCGAGGATACCTGGGAGATCACTCCGGAGGGCGAAACGGCATGAACGCACCCGACCGCATCGACGCCTGGGGCGCCACCCTCACCGAGGCCCAGCGCTGGGAGCTCTACCAGGCGCATTACACGCACGCCTCCTGGGAGGCGGTGGCCGACTGGGCCGGGGAGGAATTTTCCATCGAGCGGCCCACGCGCAGCGCCTACTACCGCTTCCGTTCCCGCATGGCCGAGCGCGAGAGCGAGCACCGCATCGAGATGGCCATCACCGAAAAAGGCCGGATTTCCCGCGAGATGGACGCCATCGGCGAAATCTCCCCGGAGCTCAAGCGCGCCTTCGAGCAGCGGTCGCTGGAATCGGAACTGCGCGGCGACCACCAGGGCGCGGAAAAGTGGCTCAAGCTGGCCCTCAACCTGGGCGATGCCATGAACAACAAGGCCGAGCTGGCGCTCAAGGCCAAGGCGCAGCAGCGGGCGGAGGATCAGTTGGCGCTGGCCCGCGAGAAGTTCGAGGCCGCCGAAAGCCGCCTGCAGGCCGCCCGCGACGCGATGAAGCGGCTGGATGAGGCGGGCGGCCTCACGCCCGAGGCCCGCGCCGAAATCGAGAAAGCCATGGGGATCCTCTAATGCCGGAATGCGACATCAACTACGAGCGTGGAACCGGAAAAAGACCGGCCTATGTGCCGGCGGAGTTCTCGGGCCGCTGCCGTGTGTTCCCGCAGCCGCACGCCGACGGCCGCGAACCCTTCTTCCTGGGCTACCAGCAGGCATGGAGCCAGGACCCGCACATCATGCTCATCGCGGAAAAGTCCCGCCAGATCGGCTGGACGTGGACCAGCGCGCACGGCCTTGCCCGCCGCCACGCGATCAAGGATTACACGCTCGACACCTGGGGCACCTCCCGCGACGACCTGCAGGCCATGCTCGCCGTGCAGGATTGCAAGGCCTTTGCAGACATCATGCACAGCGGCGCCAGCGACCTGGGCATGCAGGTGCTCGACGCCCGTGGCAGCAGCGGCCATGTCCTCAAGTTCGCCAACGGCACCACCTACTACAGCCTCTCGAGCAACCCCGATGCCCAGGCCGGCAAGCGCGGCAACCGCGTGGGCGACGAGTTCGCCCTCAACAAGGATAACCGCCAGCTCTACGCCATCATGGAGCCGGGCGTTACCTGGGGCGGCTTCATCTGGCTGTTCTCCACGCACCGCGGCACCGCCAACTATTTCAACACCCTCATTCAGGAGGCCAGGCACAAGGGTAACCCCAAAGGTTTCCACGTCTATCGCGTGACACTTGCCGATGCCCTTGAATGCGGGTTCCTCTACAAGCTGCAGGGCAAGCTCTGCAAGGCCAACCCCGCCGACCCGCGCCTGCAGATGGACGAAGCCGCCTATTTCGACTTCGTCCGCAGCAAGGCCTCCGACGAGGACACCTTCCAGCAGGAATACCTGTGCGTGCCCTCCGACGATGCCAGCGCCTTCATCTCCTACGAGCTCATCGACGGCTGCAAATACGCCCCCGGGATAGACTGGGAGACGCTCGCCGCCGGTGAGCTATACCTTGGCGTGGACGTCGGCCGCGTCAAGGATCTAACGGTCTTCTGGCTGCTCGAGCGCGTCTCGGGCATCTACTTCACCCGTCGCCTCATCCGGATGCAGAACGCCACCTTCGACGCCCAGGAGAAAACCTTCTACGACCTGCTCACGCTCCCCAACCTGCGCCGCGCCTGCGTGGACCAGACCGGCATCGGCAGGCAGTTTGCCGAGCGTGCCATCACCCGCTTCGGAAGCCGCGTGGAAGGCGTCACCTTTACCGGACCGGTAAAGGAAACCCTTGCCTATCCGCTCAAAGCCGCCCTCGAGGACCGCACCCTCAAAGTGCCGGACGACGCCAAGGTGGTCTCCGCCTTCCGCTCCATCCGCAAGGAGACCACCTCCTCAGGCAACATCCGCTTTGCCGGCGACCGCAATGCCGACGGCCACGCCGACGAGTTCTGGGCCGCCGCCCTCGCGCTGCATGCCGCTTCCGGGAAAACGCAGATCCCCCTGCCAACCCCATTTCGCAATCAAAGCCGCATCGCCCGCCTTCGCGCCGGGCGGCGCAATAACCGGAGAGCCGCATGAAAAGCACCAAGCAACTTGTCCAGGCGCTGGACATCTGGCGCGACACCTACAACCCCCTGCGCGGGCTAACGATGCCCCGCGCCGTCTCGCTCCTCGAATCGATCAACGCCGGCACGCTGGCGGAAGTCATGTGGGCCTTCGACCACATCGAGCAGACCGACCCTGACCTGCTGGCCCTGGTGGAGCGGCGCATCACGGCCGTCGAGGAGATGGACTACGACATCCGCCTGGCCAGCGAGGAAAAGCACGGCCAGCGCTGGAGCAAGACGCTGGCCGAAGACCAGCGCGCATTCCTGGCCGGGGCCTACGAGCAGATCGACAACCTCAACGAGGCCGTGGCGCACATGGCGATGGCCACCTTCCGCAAGTACGCCTTCTGCCAGGTGCATCCGAACGCGGAGGGCCTGCCCGCGCACCTCGAGTGCCTCGACCAGTGGAACTTCGCCCGCCGGGGCCGTCGCGGCCCCTGGTACTGGAACCCGCAGGCGCAGAGCGTGGAGTGGCGCAGCCTGGGCGAACCGCTCGACCTGCGGCGCGACCGGCTGATCGTCCGCGAGGTGCCCCGCTACGTGGACCGCTACGGCATGATCAAGTACGTCCGCGCCAACCTTGCGGAAAAGGACTGGGACTCGTTTGTCGAGATCTTCGGCTTCAACCAGACCATCGTGATCCTGCCGCCCGAGGTGGGGCAGGACAAGCTTCCCGAGTACCTGGCCGCCGCGCAGGCCGTCTCCCAGGGCGGCGAGGGCGCCCTGCCCGGCGGCAGCGACGTGAAGTTCCCGAACGAATCACGCGGACAGCAGCCGTTCCGCCCCCGCCTGGAGTGGCTCCAGCAGCAGCTTATCCTCGCCGGTACCGGCGGGCTGCTCACGATGCTGGCCGAGTCCGGCTCCGGCACGCTGGCAGGCGGGGCACACGCCGAAACGTTCGCCACGCTGGCCCGTGCGGAGGCCAAGCGCATTTCAGAGGTGTTCCAGCGCGCGATCGACAAGGCGCTGCTCGACGAGCGCTTCCCGGGCAAGCCGCACCTGGCGTATTTCCAGATCGCCGCCAACGAGGAGCAGGATGTCGGCGAGGTCGTGGACCACGCCCTCAAGATCTCCGCCGCCTTCCCCGGGTGGAGCATGGACCGCGAGGAATTTGCCGAGAAGACCGGCTACCGGCTGGCGGAAGCGCCGCTGCGGCCCGCCGCGCCCGATGGCGGCGGGTTTGCCGGGCGCTTGCAGGGCCGCGGCAGCGCCGCTGCAGCGGGCCTGCAGGAGCGCGACCAGGCCGCCATGCAGGCGCTGATCGAAAGCGGCATGGCCGCCGCGATCGAGGCCGACCGCCGCGATAACCGCCCGCTGGCCGAGCGGCTCTACGCGATCCTTGCCCTCGAGGACGAACCGGAGCTCATGCGCGCCGCCCTCTCCCAGCTCCGGCGCGACCTGCCCGCGCTGGCCGCGCAGATGGTCGAGGCCCCCGCGCTGGCCACCGCCCTGGAGAACCTGCTGGGGCCATCACTCATCAACGGGATCGTCGCCGGTGTGGCATCCCGCAACCCGTAGGGGCGACCCGCAGGTCGCCCCCCAGAAAGAGAGAACAACATGCTGCTGATCGGTGCTTATTACGGAACCTCGCTCCTCTCGTGGAAAATCAAGCGCGAGACCAACAGCCCCGTCTCGCACGTCTCGCTCCTGCAGTTGCCCGACGCGGTCTGGGACCCGCTGGACGGCGTGCGCGTCAATCTCCTCTACCCCGCCCTCGAGACCTGCCCGGTGTGGGAGGCCTGGGGGGCCGATGGCGTCGTGCGCCGCTCGGGGATCCACGCCGGGCACACGCCCGGCACCCGGATCGACCTGATGCGCATCGACCCCGCCGTGCACGTGCCGGAAGCGGCCATCGCCGCCAATCTCGACGCCATCGTCGCGGCAGGCACCAAATACGACTGGATCGGCCTGCTGCGGTACAAGTGGCGCCTCGACCGCGACAACCCCGGGCGCATGTTCTGCAGCGAGCTGGCGCACCACGTGCTATCCCGCCACGGCGTGCACCTCATCCGCCGCCGCCTGCCGCACCAGACCGCCCCTGGAGACCTCTACATTTCCCCCCTGCTGGAGCACCTCTGGCGCATCTCCACGAAAAACGCCGCAAACGCCCCTAGGACGCGCCGGAGCCCGGAGCCGTGCGTAGGGGCGGAAAAACCCGCAGGTAAAACTTGCAATGGCTTGCAATCGGAAATTTTGCCACATCCGGCCTTTCCCCCGCACCGCGATGCGATCCGGAGGCAATCCACCCCGGATTTACCCCCGGAAGCCGCCGATGGTTCCAACGGCCATCGGACAGCGCACCCCGGTTTGCGCAATGATCACGCCATGTTGAAAAACAACGCCAAAGCACAACAGGAGAACCCATGAAGATCCGCGACGCCTACATCACCTGCCGCACACCCTCCACGACCGCCGGGGGCTGGCACCACATCTACCCGCGTGGCGAGTTCGGCATCCAGGCCCGCATCAAGAGCAAGAGCGAGGATATTGTCCTGGTGCTCGACGACGAGGCGTTCAACAAGATCATCGCCGCCTTCCGCGAGGAAGCGGCCAGGCCGAATTTCGGCGGCATCCTCGTTGCCCAGGAGCATTTCGCGGACATGCCGGACAAGTCCAGCGAGGCGGCCGCCTGGATCAAGACGCTCGAGATCCGCGAGGACGGCCTCTGGGGCCGCTACGACGAGGTCACCGACCTGGGCGAGACGCTCATCGGCAAGCGCTACAAGTTCCGCTCCCCCGTCTCGGACATCGAGCGGATCGCCGGCGGGCGCTGGCGCCCGGTCAATCTGGATTCTGTCGGTTTGACGAACAAACCGAAGTTCAAGCAACTGGCGGTGGCGCTGGGGCGCGACGGCCAAACCCAAGAGGAGGAGACCGAAGTGAAGGAGAAGCTCATCGAGATGCTGAAGCTGGGTGCGGACGCTGGCGAGGCGGCCATCAGCGCCCGCGTGCAGCAGGCCATCGACGCGGAAACGCGCCTGGCGGTGGTGGAAAAGGAGCTCGGCACGGTGAAGGCCGAGGTGCTGGCCCGCGAGGCCGACGCCTTTGTCGAGACGCACAAGGAACGCATCGCCGACCCGGCGGCCGTGAAAAAGCAGTACATCGCGGCGAGCGACACGACCATCGCGCTCTTTGCCGGGATGCGCGTGCCGGCGTCGGCTGGCAAGGGCGCGGAAAAGGCTGCCCGCGTGCTCAGCCGCGAGCAGGCCCGCGATCCGCAGGCATCGCTGATGGATGGCGGCGACGAGGCGCAGGCCGCCGAGGCCCGCCTGGCCGCGCGCATCAGCGCACGGGCAGCGGAGCTCAAGGCGAGCGGCGCGTGCCGCACGCTCTCGGAGGCATACACCAAAGCCGGCGCAGAGATCCAAACGCAGTAGGGGCGAAAGAGTAAGGGCGAAACATTTTTCGCCCCTACTTTCGCCCAAACCCGTAGGGGCGGGCCTCGTGTCCGCCCAAACCCGTAGGGGCGGGCAGCAGCCCGCCCGGAAAAAGCGGCCTGCCAAGGCCATAAACTGGCAGAAGGAACCAAGCATCATGGCACAGAACAACGTTCAGCAGGGGCGCTTCCTGGTCGAGGCCGCAGAGGACCTCTCCGGCAAGCAGGATCTAATTGTCGAGCTCACCAGCTCGGGCGGCAGGCCGGTGGTCCGGCTGCCCACGGCCACGGGGGCGGTACCGCTGTACCTGCTCATCGAGGGCGCCGCCCTGGGCGGCAACTGCACCGTCGAGCCGCTCGACCCGTCGCTTAACATCCGCGTCAAAGTCAAGGGTGCCGTCGCCCCCGGCGACCGCGTCTGCCTGGCAGACCCGGCCACGGCGGCCGACGCTGGCAAGGTCCGCACGGTCGTCACGACCACCAACGGCACCTACCGCGTCTTCCTGGTCGCCGAGGAAACGGCGGCGGATGGCGGGCTCGGGCTCTTCCGCCCCAACGGCGTGGATTCGGTCGTCATCACGGGTAACTAGTCAAACCACGCCGGGGCGCGTTGTGCGCCCCGGCAATGGCCCGCCGGGGCCTTAAACCGGCAGTAAGGAACATAGATCATGTCCACAGCATCACTCAGCATTCAACCGGTCCTGCAGCAGTACGCCCAGGACGCCGCGCGCGCCAATGTGCAGCGCGTGGCCGACTTCATCGCCCCCACCGTGGAGGTGGGCGCCCAGCACGGCCGCTTCTGGATCTACGACAAGGAGACCCCGTTCCGGATCCCCAAGACGCTGCGCGCCATCGGCGGCCGCGCCACGCAGGTCGTATTCGGCGAGGGCCAGGGGACCTACGACTGCTCCCCCCACGCGCTCGACACCCCGCTCGACGAGCTCGAGATCATGGAGGCCAACCAGGACGCCTACACGAACATCGTGCAGGAACGTGCCGACGTGGTCGCCTGGATGGGCGGCCTGGCGCACGAGAACCGCGTCATCGCCACCGCCCGCGCTGCCGTCGGGGCGGGCACCGCGGCGGCATGGGGACCGAACGCGGACCCCGTCAGCGACCTCAACGATGTGATCTTCGATCTCATCAAGAACATCCAGGGCGGCTCCACCATGGGCATCCGCCTGCTGCTGGGGGCGGACGTGTGGAAAACGCTGCACACGCACCCGGAGCTGGTCAAGCGCCTGCCCAACGGGGCCACGACCGGCCGGAGCGCAGGCGTCAAGACCGTCGGCCTCGAGGACCTGGGCAAAATGCTGGCCGTGCAGACCGAGACCGCCGTCTCGATGGCGGTCTACGACAAGGCGGCAGAGGGCCAGGCGCAGGATCTGGACTGGAGCTTCTCGGACGGCGTGCTCGCCTTCGTCGCCAGCGCCAACCCCAACCGCATGGACCCGAGCTGGATGAAGACGTTCCGGCTCCGGAACTACTGGATGAAGGTCGGCACCTACAAGCGCGACGACGAACGCGCCGACGTGGTCAAGTTCGACTGGTCCTGCGACGTCAAGCAGGTCAACGCCAACGCCGCCAAACTGCTCATCCCCACCTGGGCGTGATCGTAGGGGCGAAAGAGTAAGGGCGAAAGATTTTTCGCCCCTACTTTCGCCCATCCTTTCGCCCCTGGAAAACCAACGGCGGGCGTGCCGTGAAAAGCCGCCCGCCACGCTGGCCCGCCGGGGCCTTAAACCGGCAGAAGGAACCGCACACATGAAGAAGTTCAACAGGATTCACACGCTGCTCATGCTGGCGATGCTCATCGGCCTCTGTGCCGACGCGATCGCCGGCACGGTCGGCGACCGCAAGGTCGTCAGCCTGGTCACCACCACCGGCGCGGGCACCTGGAGCAACCCGCACCAGATGGCATCCGTCTCGCTCAAGCGCATCAGCGTCGTGGGCAACTCGAACGCCACCAACGTCGTGACCGCCTCCCGGATCATCACCGAGAGCACCGGCACCTACACGCAGACGGTCGGCGCCGTCACCTGCGCCAGCGGCGTCGGCACGCAGGCCACGCTCGCCTACTCCACGCTGCTCTTCGGCGACACGCTGCGCTTCAGCTCCCAGGTCGCCACCGGCGGCGTCGTGGTCATCGAGTACGACGTGTCCAAGCACTAGTAGGGGCGACCAGCAGGTCGCCCAAGCCTGCCGCCGGCAATCCCGGCGGCAGGCCCACCATCGTATGGGCGAAAAATCTTTCGCCCTTACTTCGCCCATCCATTCGCCCATATTCGCCCCAGCCACAGAGAGAACCATGATAAAGCCCTGGATAACGCTGACCGTTGCGGATGTCGAGCAGTACCTGCTCGCGCCCCAGCTTAGTGCCCTGCGCTCCGCCGCCCTGGGGCAGGCGCAGGGCGACCCGCTGCCCGAGATCATTGCCGACGTGGTCGGGCACGTCCGCGCCAAGATCGCCAGCTGCCCGCGCAACACCCTCGACGCCAACCCCGCCACCATCCCCCCCTCCCTCAAGGCCCAGGCCTGCTACACCGCCATCTTCCGCGCCCAGCTCCGCATCCCCGTGCTCAAGATGACCGAACACCAGATCAAGGCCTACGACAACGCCCGCGAAGACCTCAACCGCATCGCCTCCTGCACCGACGCCGTCGAGCAGCCCCAGGATGCCGCCCCCGCTTCCACCGCCGCCCTCACCCCCGCCTACACAACCCCCGAGAGGAGACTGAGCCATGCCCGGCAAGATGGAATCTGAACTCGATAGCGCCATCGTCGCCCAGGCCGGCGAGCTCGAAGCCCTCCAGCGGGCCGTCGTGCTGCTGCTCACCCAGCACCCCGCGCTCGCCGCCGCCAAGATCGGCCACGAGGACGATGGCGACATCGAGAACATGATCGAGATGGCCTTCGCCGCCGGGGGCCTGCTGCTGCTCGTGCTCTCCCCCACCGGCCGCAGCGACACGCCCGACAGCGCCTCGCTGCACATCGACCAGCTCGAGGTGCGCGTGCGCATCATCGAGGTCCCCATCATCAACCGCGGCGAAAGCGGCACCAAGATCCCCATCAACCGCGCCGTCCAGATGGTCGCCTGCCACCTGCGCCACCAGATCATCGCCGGCGCGGCCCTTACCTTCGTGCGCTTCGAGCCCGATCCGCAGGCCGAAGTCCCCACCAAGGATGTCGTCTTCACAACCTCTCTCACACTGCACAACCTCTAACGTAAGGGCGACCAGCAGGTCGCCCATATTCACCCCAAACAAAGGAGCAACACCATGACCACACCCAACCGCAACACCATCATCCAGGGCGCCGGGGCCGTCAAGATCGGCACCGTGCAGATGTACTCGAAGGGCGACATCGACGCCACCCTCGACCCCGAGAGCTTCCAGGTCACCGTCTCCGGCTACGGCGCGGTGGACGAACGCCTGGCCGACAGCGTCGGCAAGATCACCTTCACCCCCAGCGGCCGCTGCTCGGCAGAGATCCTCGCCGCGCTCTACCCGTACCAGACCCCCGTGATCGACAGCTTCATCTTCCCGGCGGCGGATGTACCCACCGAGATCCACGCCATCCTGGGCAGCAAGGTCGTCTTCCACAACACCGCCGTCGTCGCCATGCCAGGGCTCAAGCTCTCCGCCAGGGAAACCGTGTTTTCCGGCAATGTCGAGCTCATGTGCCTGCCCAAGCTCAACACCGCGCGCTCGGCGGCCGACGCCATCTTCACCGGCCCCGCCGCGATCGCCTTCACCACCAACCTGGACTACACCGCCATCAAGACCCTGCCCTATGCCGCCACCTGGGGCACCGGCGAGGGTGCCGTGGAGCTCGAGACCAAGGACGGCTGGACCGTCGAGTTCGACGTCTCGGTCGAGCCCTTCGTCGTCACCGACTACGGCACCCTCACCGCCCAGCTCAAGAGCGTCACCGCCCGTGCCAAATGCCAGCCCATCAACTATTCGGAGAGCATCCTCTCGCTCCTGCAGACCCAGGGCACCACCGCCGCCATCGGCAGCTCCATGCGCACGGGCAAGGATCTGCGCATCGTGGCCACCGGCGGGCTCGACGTCACCCTCTACGACGCCGTGCCCATGACCGCCCCGCTCAAATGGGGCGAGACGCAGCTTCGCACCACCGAGCTCGGCTTCACCGCCACCCGCAGCTTCGCCAACGGCGTGCCCGGCGCGCTCTTCTCCGTCGCCATGCAGGCGGACTGACCAGGGGAGGACAGGCCATGACCATCACCATCCAGGCGGCAGGCGGCAGCGAGGTTACGCTGATCGACGGGCCGGACCGTGCCCAGGACAAGACCTGCGGCCCGGCCGAGATGACCGGCGGCATGCCGCTATCCCCCCAGGTCCGCCTGCCGCTCCGCCGCCCGGCCGCCCGGCCGATCGCACGCGGCGGAGCCACCGCCAACGGCAGCTTCGGCGGCGCGCGCCTCTGTGCCGACGCGGCGGCCGCCGCCGCCTGGATCGTCACGCACCTCGCCGCCTGCCCGCGCGGCGGCACCCTGCGCTTCAAGGTGGCCGGAGCCACGAAACTGACGATTGCCGACACCGTTATAGCCGATATTCCCTACAGCCTCCACGGGGCCACCGTCAAGATCGCGTACAACTATGTCGGCGGGGCGGTCTCGTAGGCCCTCCCTCGCCCTGGAAAGGAAAAACATGCAACGCCACAAAACCAACCGTAAGGGCGACCGTAAGGGCGACCGTAAGGGCGACCGTAAGGGCGAAAAATCTTTCGCCCCTACTTTCGCCCACACTTTCACCCACCGCCTGCTCCTCCATGCAGCCTGCGTCGCCATCTCGATCGGCTGCGCACCCGCCGCCCGTGCCGCCATGCCGGCTGTCTACGTCCCCTTCCGCTGGACCGTCAACACCGCCCGCCCCGCCCGCCAGGAGCTCACCATCAACCGGGGCGAGACCGTCGCCCTCGAGCCCACCTACCAGAGCTACGACGGCCCCGTGGACCTCACCAACGTGTACGAGGTGCGCCTGCGCTACCGCTCCGCCGACATGCCGGAAAACACCTACTACGCCGCCACCGGCAGCGTCACCAGCGCCACAGGCGGCGTCGTCCGCATCGTCTGGGGGCCGGAGCACGAGACCACCAATTCCGTGTTCATCTACGACATCAAGCTCTCCGGCAGCGACAGCGCCAGCCTCAAGGCCGCCGGCACCATCCGCCTGGCAGGCACAATCACCGGGGCGCTCACCAACCAGCCCGCCATCGTCGGCGGCCAGTTCGACTGGGCCAGCGTCGAGCACGTCAACATCAACGCCGCCCCCTTCGTCGATGAGGGCGACCTGCTGGACGTCACCCAGCGCCTGGAGGGCCACGATGCCGCCATCAGCAACGTTACCGCCCTGGTCGGCTCCGGCGTGGCCGGGGTGGAAAGCAACCTCGCCGCGCTGGCCGCCTCCCAGGCGCTGACCAATGCCGCGCAGGATGCGCAGATCGCCCTCGCCCTGGACAGCGCCACCATGGGCGGGGATGTTTCTGGCAAATCCACCAATGCCACCGTCGTCAAGCTCCAGGGCCGTGCGCTGCCCCCCTCGGGCGAGGTGCCCCAGAACAACCAGGCCATGATCTGGGATAGCGACCTCGGCCGCTGGGTGCACCGGCTCGTCGATCTCTCCCCCATCAACGCCGCCATCAGCAACCTGCAGGCCAGCGCCGTCAGCCAGGCCTATGTCGATACCGAGGTCAGCGAGGTGCGCGGCCTGGTCGATGGCAACGACCATGTGCTATCGCTCACGGAAACGTTCAACGCCGCCGATTGGCTCGAGATCGCCACCGGCGTCTGGCAGCACAACTCGGGCTGGATGGCCTATAACGCCACCGTCTCGGGCGGCAACCTGGTGCTCGATGGCGGGATCGGCTACCTGGTCATGGGCGGACTCACGCAGTGCGTATCCCGCATCGTCACCACACCATCGAGCGCGAATTGGTCGGCCCTGTATGCCACCGACGCAAACGCCACCACATGGATTCCCTACGACACCGTGCGCGCCAGCATCGTGGCCACCAACATGTTCGCCGTCAAACTGTTCGCCGCCACCGGTCCGGCACTCACCATAAACAGCCTCGACCTCTACACCTGGACGTTCCCCGAGCGCGTCGCCTTCACCCGCGACTTCTCCGGGCTGCACCTGCTCGTCGATACCCCCGCCGGGGACCAGCTCCGCGAGGCCGTCAACGTCCAGTACGTCCGCAGCCTCGCCGCCACCGGCGACATCTCCGGCACCTTCGCCGCCGGCTTCCGTGCCGACAAGATCGCCAATGGCCTGGTCAACAACACCGCCCGCGCCAACGGCTACGGCCTGCTCTGGTACAGCAGCGTCAGCGAGCACCGCTATGTCGATATGGCCACCCAGTTCGAGCTCGACGCGGTCTCGGCCGCGAAAACCGACCTCACCGCGCACAACACCCTCGCCACCCGCGTGACGGCGACCGAGGCGGGCAAAATCGCCATCTCGGGCGACGTCACCGGCAGCCACCTGCAGACCACCCGGGTGGACCGGATCCAGGGAAAAATCATCGACGCGCCCACCGTCAACCAGACCACACCAGTCTTCGACCTCGCCCAGAACAAGATCACCTGGCGCTCGGTCTTGAGCTCCAACCTCGTCTATTCCGCAGGCACCAACGACATCCAGAGCGTGCCTGCCAGCGCGGCCGCCTTCTACCGTGCGCTCTCCGGAACCAACGCCATCATGCCCATCGTGCTCGACCAGCAGATCGTCGGCTGGTACGGCCGGGACGGGCTGACCCTGCCCTACGGCACCCTCAACATCCTCCAAAGCAACCTCACCGCCAACGTCCGCCTCTACGACGGCTCCGCCGCCCAGCCCGCCCTCGCCACCGTCAGCGATCCGGACACCGGCTGGTACCGCTCGGCTGATGACGTCTGGCGGTTCGTCGCGGACGGCAACCTGGTGGCCGACCTCGGCATAGGCGGCATCGCCATGAAAACGGGAAAGACCGTGACCCTGCAGGACGGCAGCCGGGCTGTCTCGCTGGCGGAAGTCACCGGCGGGATTACCCTGGCAGAGGATGATCCGCTCTCTATCCACCATTCCACCACAACACAGGCATGGACGCACGCAGGCGGCACCTACACGACGGCCCAGGTCGTGGCGACCAGCCCCGTCTTGTCAAACGGCGTCGCCTCCGTGACCTGGCAGCTCTCCGTTGCAGGCATGCAGGCCCACGTTGAAATGGCCGATCTAAACCAGAATGAATGGCTACCCTTTGCGCCGTTCGCCACGCCCGGATTCATCCGTGTAGCCCTCGTCGCCGACGCTCCCGCCATGGAGCCGGAGACCTCGATCAGCAACATCGTGGCCACAAGCTGGACGCGCCCCGACCTGTACGCCGCCGTCACCGACAGCGCCGGGCAAATCCTCCATGTGGATGCGGCCGCAGAGCCTCGCCAGCCAGTGCCTCTGGCCCAGATGCAGGCGGCTATTGAAGCGGTTTCCGCCTCCGGCTGGTCCGTGTATCCCGCCGCCGAAGAGGTTGACCTTGCGAACCACGCGCTGCGCATGGGAAGCGCATGGACCCTGCACGAAGTCGGCGAAGGCCTGTACATCGCCAGCCACGGCAACCCATTCCTCTCATTCACCCCGGCAGGCACCGGGCAGTCCGGCCTCAACATTGCCGCCGCCACCCTCTCCAACCAGACCACGACCGTCTCGATCTCCACCAACGGCGTCATCGCTAACCCCATGCTGCAATGGACCCCTTCGCTTATCGACATCGCCTGGCAGACGCTCACCCCCGAAAGCAGCACGTACCCATCCACCAACGCCGCCGGGCACTACGAGATCGTCGCTGTGCTGCCAGCATCGACCGGCTTCATCCGCGCCGTGCAAGACACCGGCACCGCCCGCGCCGACGTAAATGTGCCGCTCTATGTCCAGGGCAATCGCGTGGAAACCGGCTTTGTCCGCGACGGCACCAACCTGCTCTGGGTGCTCGACGGCGTCACCAACCGCGTCGTGCTGGAGGCTTTATGATTCTACCCTTTTATTTTCCAGCCCGCACAAAAAAAAACCTGTCCTTGCAGCCAGGTTTGGTGTGCATTTGTCCTGAACCTGAACAAACAACACGTAATCGTGCGGGCTGGATCCTTCAATTGGCGTTACTCTTCGCCTCATCCATAACACTCCCGGCGCGTGCCGACAACACCTACCCCATCACCTGGAACTGGCCCAGCAACCAGACTGCAGCCGCCGTGCAGGCGCAATATCCGTGGATGCGCATGGATCCGGAGCGCGTCAACATCGAGCTCTCCCTCAACGGCGGCGCCACCTACCGGTCGCTCGCCACCGGCGTCCCCAGCCAGCAGGGCGACAACACCTGGACGATGAACCTGCCCGATACCGCCGATTACCTCTCCACCGCCGCCCGCGTGCGCATCTCCTCCATGCCCCAGTACCGCCAGGTGCAGACCCGCGTGGAAACCCCGCTGGTCATCGCCGGGATCCGCCTCGTCAACCCGCCCGCCACCGTCACCAACGGAGCCAGCGTCACCCTGCGCTGGGTAGCGGCCGGGGCGGGCAGCCTCGTCACGCTAGGCACCCGCGCCATCGGCACGCAGGACTGGGTCGAGCAGGCCGTCTTCGGCTCGTCCGACTCCAACCAGGGCGGCCAGACCAACAGCGCCACCTGGGCCGTCACCGGTCTCGCCCCCGTCCCCACCGAGATCATCCTCCAATCCACGCAGGACCCCCTCTGCTACCGCCGCCACGCACTGGGGGTAGCGCAGCCATGACCGACGCCCAGATCATCGAGTTCGCCAGCCGCTACGACTACATCCCCCCCATGGCCTGCCGCTCCTTCCGCAGCCACCATCACTACGAGGACATGGTCAGCGCCGCCCGCTGCGGCATGCTTGCCGCCGCCCTCGCCTGGAGCGGCCCCGCCATTGAGGGCTTCGCCCCCCTGGCCACCACCATCGCCCGCCGCGAAGCCCTCCGCTACCTCAACCGCCTCTCCCGCACCGTCTGGCCAGGACAAGCGCACCACGCCGAGAACGGCCACGAAACCCTCTCCCTCGACTACACAGCCGCCAGTACGGGCGAGCAGCAGCTCGCCCTCGGGCAGCAGCTCGCCCTCCTCGACACCCTCGCCTCCGGTGCCCCATCCCCGTACCAGCAGGCCGAACAGGCCGACCAGATCAACAGCCACCTCGCATGCATCAACGCCCTGCTCAAGCGCCGCAAAACCCGCCAGACCCGCCCCTCAGGTTTCAGGTCTCATCCCTCATCCCTTCCCGCATCCCCCGACTGGCGTCCCCGGTGCCACCCCGGCGACGATCAGGGCGAGACCGACGCCTGCTCCGTATTCGCCCTCGCCAGCTACGCCGAATGCATGCTGCAAAAGCCCGTCAGCGATGCCGACGCCATCGCCCTCTGGCACGCCGCTATAGGCTCCGGCGGCATCTCCATCGCCTCCGCCTTCGCCGCCGTCATGCGCTACGGCAACTGGCTGCCCAGGGGAACCACCATAAGCCGCGTGACCACCCTCGAACACCTCACCCAAGGGCCGCTTATCGCCGTCCTGCGCGACCTCGACTGGGACCGCGCCGCCCCCACCGGAGAGCTCGCCCCCGCCGCAACCCCCAACCGCCACGCCTGCCTCCTGGTCGCCAACCTCGACGGCACCCTCTGGTTCGAAAACAGCCACGGCCCCGCCTGGGGCAATGACGGCTACGCCACCATCGCCGCCACCAACTTCTGGCCCCACTGCGACCAGCTCTGGAAAGTCACACTGCCAGCCCGGGAGGCACACCATGAGTAGGGGCGAAAGATTTTTCGCCCACACCCCCGCCCACACCGCCCTAACCCTGCTCGCCGTGCTAACCCTCCTCACCGGCTGCAAGACCCCGTTCGCACGAGACCGCAGCCCCTCGCGCGACTTCCCCGCCTGGGCGGCACCCGCCTGCCAGCAGGCGCTCGACGAGGCGCACGCCATCATCCAGGCCAAAGGGCGGCACATGGTCTTTGCCCGCCCGGTGCGCGTGGAGATCGTGCCGGGGCAGCGCAAGATCAACGGTCAATGGTGTATCCACTCCGGAGAACTCTCCATGTGGGTGTGCGGCCTGTGCGGCGGCGACGGCAGGCTCGTCCAAATCGCCATCGATCCCAAACGCATCAGCGATGCAGCCGCCATCCCCTACGGCACGCTGCTCCACGAGATGATGCACCACTGGCTGGCCAGCGATCCGGGCATGGACACAGCCTGGCACGATCCCATCTACGACGAGGTATATGCGTGGAAATCAGCAAGGAAAACAACCGGGAGGTAGCAATGAAACGTGTGGGGGTATGCGCTTTGGTGTGTGGGTGTGTCGTGGCGGCGGGTTGCGTATCATGGCAGGATATTGCCGACACCGGCCTCATGGGTGCCGGATGGGTCAGCAGCAGGGGCGAGCAGCAGCTCGCCCTCGAGCAGGAACAGGAGCGGCTTGCGGCCCAGCAGGCCGAAAGCGATCGCCTCGCAGCCGAGCAGGCGGCCGCCGATGCCGAGGAGTCCAAGCTCCGCGAGCAGTATGCCGATGGCCCCAGCACGCCCGAGCACGGGCGCCGCGGCTTCCTCTGGAAACCGAAATCCGATAATGACGGGCTTCCCGTGGTGATTTTTCCGCCCCGTTTCACCAACAAGACGAGGTTGGTGACCGTCAACGGCGTGGCGTTGCGGCGTTCTTCCGTGGCCAATGGCTACCGTGAGCATTTCCGGATGAAGCGGCACTATGCGGGGCCGGTGACGGTTCAGGCCGAGGCCAGCGACGGCCCCGGCGGCAAGGTGTACCGCTGGACGTGGATCGTCCAGGATCCGGCATCGCGCAACGACAGCAACATCACTCCCCGGATGGATGCGTTATGAGCATCAACCCGGTATCAGCGATTTTACAGGCGATCACCCACTGGCGCGACCAGCGCCAGCGGCGCAAGCGCGAGGCGCAAGCGCGGCGGGGGATTAAGGCAGGCGCGGCTGGCAAGGAGCTTCTCGCCGAGCAGCAAGCCTGGGCGCAAGACTTCAACGAGCGCAACCACCTCCTCGCCTCCAACCCCGATCTGGCGCAGATCCGCCGCAGGGGCGAGCAGCAGCTCGCCCGCAAGCAGCAGCTCGCCCGCAAGCAGCAGCTCGCCCGCGAACAGGAAGGCACATGATGCTCTTCACCCGTCCACTCCCGTTCGAGGAAGCCATCGAGAGCCGCCGCGCCAAGGCGCTGCTGCCCACCTCGCTCTCCTCCCGGGAGCTCGACGCCCTTGCCCCCGAACTGCGCGAGCAGTCCTTATATAGTGCCCGCACAAACAGCCTGCAGCATCTCTCCCGCATCGACTCCATCATCGGCAAGATGGTCGACCCCACCGGCGAACGCGGCGACTCCTGGGACCCCTCCCGCGCCCGCATCGCCATTCGCGAAAGCCTCGAGCAGATCGGCTACGACCCCGCCGATATCAACGCCATCCCCGGCTCCCTCAAGGACCTCGGCAGCGAACGGCGCATCAACCTCATCCTCGACACCAACGTCAAGATGGCACGCGGCTACGGCAACTGGACCCAAGGCCAGGATCCCGCCGTCCTCGACCAGTGGCCCGGCTCCGAACTCGTCCGCCACGAGGGCCGCACGCAGGAACGAACCGACTGGCCCGCCCGCTTCATCGCCGCAGGCGCCACCCTCCACGGCGGCCGCATGATCGCCCTCAAGGACGATCCCGTCTGGAAACGCCTCTCCCGCTTCGGCCTGCCCTATCCCCCCTTCGACTACAACTCCGGCATGGGCCTCGACGACGTCGACCGCGACGAATGCATGCGCCTCCGCCTCATCGACCGCGACCGCCAGCTCACCCCCCAGACCCGCCCCTTCCACGACAACCCGCCTCTCAGCGGCCCGCCGCAAGTACGGGCGAAAGATTTTTCGCCCCTTCTCGACGCCGCCGCCCGCCAGCTCGGCCCCCGCTACGGCATCCAGGGCGGCGCACTCGTCAAACGCGCCTGGAGCGCCCTCACCGCACCCGACCGCATCGCCGCCGGCAGCAAGGCCATGCAGCAGGCCCTCGCCACCCAGGGCGACGTCATCGACGCCCTCTGGCGCGAGGATACCGGATCCATCGATCTGCGCTGGGGAGACGAGAACAAAGGCATCGCCCACATTCTCAAACGCCGCGACGAGGACAGGCAGTTGCATGGAACCGGCGCTACAGGCATCGAAATGGTCAACATGCTGCCGGAAATCATCGTCCACGGAACCGCCGCCGAATCGGCAGGCAAGATCACCGTCAAGCACGACGGGTACACCGCCGTGCTGGCACGCAAATGGAACCAGAGGGAAGTCGCTCGATGGGTGCTGACCGCATTCGATCCGCGACCGGGGAAAGGCAGGGAGCGATGAAACTGGCGAAGACCACCATCCGTCCAGCCCTACGCACCGGTGGCCTACAGACATTGCGTCCACCGGCGGTTGCGCTCCCTTATCCATATAAAGGGTATTCCTTATGAGCGACCCTGTCCAGATCATAATCAACGATACGCGCGCCCGCGCCATCCTCACCGGGATCTCCCGGGCAGGCAGCTCCGATGGCGTCCGCGCCGTCATCGGCCGCAGCGCCGCCAACCTCATCCAGAAACACCTCCGCGCCCTCAATCAATCCAAGCCCAACCGCCTCGGCGGCAAACGCTCCAACTTCTACTCAAAAGCCGCCGCCTCCACCCACTACCGCGACACGCCCGATGGCGTACAGGTCGCCGTCACCCAGACCGGCTTCGCCATGCGCTACTACGGCGGCACCGTCCGCCCCGTCCGCGCCAAGGCCCTCGCCATCCCGGCCGTGGCGGCCATGTACGGCTACCGCCCCCGCGAACGTCCGGAAGACATGTTCGTCATCTGGAAGCCAGGCAAGACCGTCGGCGTCCTCGCCACCCGCGCCGGCAGCGCCCTGCGCATCCTCTACTTCCTCGTATCCAAGGCCACCATCCGGGCAGACAAGACCCTGCTCCCCGACCACACCACCATCCAGAAAGCCGTCTCCGCATCCCTCTCATCATACCTAAACCGCATCGCCGCCAGACCGTAGGGGCGACCAGCAGGTCGCCCAGACCCACGTAGGGGCGGGCCTCGTGTCCGCCCATATTCGCCCAGCCCAGAAAGAAAAAAAATGGCAGAAGAAGTCAAAATCAACATCAAGACCACCGCCGACAACCGCGCCGTCGACAGCACAGGCAAAGCCCTCGACGAAGTCAGCTCTGCCGCAGGCAAGGCCGGCAACGAAGGCGAGAAGGCCGGCAAGAAGACCGGTGCCTCATGGGCCGGCGCATCCCTCAGCGTCATCAAGGCCATCAACCCGGTAAAGCTGCTCGGCGCCGAGCTCCGCTACCTCCGCAACGCCGCCCTCGCCGGTGGCGCCGCCCTCACCGTCGCCGTCCGCGAAGGCATCAAGCTCAACGTTCCGCTATCCCAGACCGTCAACATGTTCAGCGGCAACAAACTCGCCAACTTCGCCAAATTCCGCGCCGAAATCCTCGACCTCTCATCCACAACCGGCATCGCCACCGCCGACATCACCAAAGCCCTCTACCAGGCAGGCAGCGCCCAGATGGCCCCGGATCAGGCGTTCACCGCCATCCGCAAGGCCATCCAGGGCGTCGTGGCCGACGGCGGCACAATCCCCGATGTGCTCGGCGGCATCATCGCCGGCATGAAATCCTTCGGCGGCGATGTGGACCAGACCGCCGAAAAACTCTACCGCATCGTCCAGCTCGGCCAGACCACGTTTGCCGAGGTCGGCGGCTACCTCAACACCGTCGGCTCCACCGCCGCCGCCAATGGCGTCTCCCTCGACGAAGTCGGCGGCGCCATGGCCCAGCTCACCAGCAAAACCATCCCCACCTCCACCGCCTTCATCCAACTCTCCAACATCATGGGCCGGCTCAACAACATCCTCGGCGACAACTGGCACGACACCCGCACCCTCCAGGACGCCATGGAGGAAGTCGCCAAATCCACCGGCTACAGCCAATCCAAGATGCAGGAACTCTTCGGCATCGAAAGCAACCGCGTCATCCAGGCCATGGTCGGCGAAAACTTCCAGGAGGCCAAACGCCAGCTCGGCGAATTCAAAGGCCAGCTCACCGGCCTGGCCGATGCCGCCAAATTCTCAGACCAATTCCGCGGCTTCGCCAAAATCTGGGAATCCCTCCGCAACTACGTCACCGAGATCGGCAGCGCCATCGAAACCCGCTGGGCACCCCGCATCCAATTCATCGCCGCCAAAATCGCCGAAATGCGCCAGGGCCAAGGCTGGCAGCAACTCATCGACACCATCGCCGCCAAACTCGAAGCCACCGTCACCTGGGCCATCGTCCAGGTCAAGACCGCCGCCGACCTCATCACCCACCTCCGCTCACAGGACTTCGGCCTCGCCCGCATGGCCGAAGTCGCCAAAACCATCGTCGTCGAGCTCATCACCATGGCCGTCACCCTGCTCATGTCCCTGCTCAAAGCCAACCTCTCCGTCTTCATCGCCCTTGTCAAAATCATCGCCGCCGCCTTAAAAAAAGAAATCTTTGATGTCATGAAATCGGTAGGCCTCGGCGGTCGGGTTGCAAACGAATCAGTCAAAAAACTAAACACCCTGGATGCCAACCAAAAAAACGAACTGGCGCAAAGCCTCGGGTTCACAAATGCCCGCGAAATGGGGGGCTCTAAAGCCTATACATCAGGCGATCTCGACGCATCGATCGCGGCCTTTGAAAGCAGCGAAGGCGTCGTCAGCGCCATCTCCCAAAGCGCCGCAAGCCTCAAAGCCGCCATGGCCGACGTCGACGCCCAGTGGCAGGAATCAAAGGCCAACATCAAAGCCTCCGCCGGCCAGGCATCCGGAGGCACCTTCAACTGGGACGCCGAAGCCGCCGAAAACCGCGCCGAGGTCAACGACTTCATGACCCCCGCCGCCGCACCCCTGCCATCCCTGCCATCCCGCCGCGTAGCCCCCCGCAAATCCCGCGCCCAGCTCATGCAGGAACTCGAAGAACTCCAGATGCGCCAGACCGAGGCACAGATGGATCAGGCTTACGCCGCCGGCCAGACCCCCCAGGAACAGCGCCTCGCCCAGTGGCAGCAGCGCAACCGCGGCCGCAACCTAAGCTCACAATCCTTCGAGGCACAAGAAGGAAACACCCTCTCCCAGGCCGCCACCAAAAGCCGCGAACAAGCCAACCAGGCCGCCCAGGAAGCCGCCGCCACCCTCGCCTCCATCAGCAACATGATGGCCACCCTAGTCAGCGGCCTCAAAGACCTCGAAGGACAAATCAAAAACCAACCGTAGGGGCGGGCAGCAGCCCGCCCGCAAGCAGCAGCCCGCCCGCACGTAGGGGCGAAAAATCTTTCGCCCATCCATTCGCCCATCACCCGCCCGCACATCGCCCCCCCCAGCAAAGGAAAAAAACATGCCCGTCCAATGGAAACTCACCTGCGCCGCCCCCGCCATCAACGCCACCCTCGCCGACCTCGACATCACCGCCGCCGTCCTCTCCCTCCAATCCTGCGCCCCCGACCAGCTCACCCTCACCCACGAGCCCGACGCCGGCTTCATCGCCGCCGCCCTGCTCCCCTACAACAGCATCTGCACCCTCACCCGCGACAACGTCCCCTTCTTCAAGGGCCGCTGCCGCAGCACCCCCCGCACCGGCAGCCTCCCCGCCGAAACCATCAACTACGAACTCCTCGGCCCCTGGTTCGACCTCGAACGCATCACCTACGCCCAGCGCTGGAAAACATGGGATGTCGCCTCCGAAACCAGCACATGGCAGCACAAAAACCGCCTCATCCTCGGCCAGGCCGAGGATGGAAGCGCCATGACCATCGGCCAGATCATCAACGACGTCATCACCTACGCCGCCACAAAAGGAGCCATGGTCGCCCTCCCATCGGGCCTATACGCCTCCTGGAACTGGCCCGCCGCCAGAATCCCCTGGGAAGAAATCACCAACCTAAAATGCTCAGATGTCATCACCCGCCTCCTCGCCTTCATCCCCGACGTCAAAGTACAATTCGACTACTCGCAGACCACCCCCGTCCTCAACCTCGTCTCCCGCAGCACCGCCCGCACCATCACCGGAGCCGTCGGCACCGACGACATATCCGGCATCTCCATCACCGAACGCCACGATATGGCTCCCCCTGGAGTCCGCGTAAAATTCGAGCGCCAGCACAGCGTCGCAGGCACCAGCTACGAATCCACCGAGATCCAGGAGGCCGGCAACCCCGATCACATGGACGCGATCGACATCACCCTCCCCCTGGCAGGCGCAAACCTCACCACCCAGACCGTCCGCATCATCTCCGAACCACTCCCCCTCGCCGGGGATCCACCCGCCACCGACTGGCTCGACAAACCATGGTGGAAAGCACAGGTAAAGACCCTCGCCGAATACGCCGACGCCGACCTCACCCTCATCGAATGCACCCCCACCGTCGAGCCCCCGGCAGACGGCAGCGACGCACCAGAGCTCTCCAGCATGCCCTACGAACTCATCGAGGGCAGCATCCCCGAATGGCTCACCGGAGACGTCCACACCGCCCGCGTCACCCTCGACCTCAAATACAGCCACATCGACCGCCGCATCGCCGACGGCAAGAAAATCGCCGAAGTCAAGGAAACAACCCTCTCCCACAGCCTCATCCTCACCTCCGTGCCAACCGGCACCCGCACCCGCACCGAAGGCGATTTCGCCGAACCCGCCCCCGAAGGCTTCGCCGCCGCCCTCTACGCCGCCTGGAGCCCCCTCCAATACGAAGGCAACATCCAACTCGAACTCGACGAATGCACAGACTACGCACGCCCCGGCGACAACCTCAACCTCACCGGCGGCCTCGCCGCCTGGGCCACCATGAACGCCCACATCCAGCAAGTCCAATACGACATCGCCGCCGGCCGCGTCACCCTCGTCACCGGCCCCGCCCGGCGCGTCGATCCCGCCACCCTCCTCTCCCTCATGCGCCGCCTACGCGCGCGCGCATTACCCATAAACCACCTCGCCCGCACAACCGGCAACCCCCTCGACCGCGGCGGCAACATCCACGGCGGCGACATCATCCAGGACAAACGCACAACCGCAACCCCGGGCCGGACGACCTACCTCAACGTCTCCCCGGACTACGACCCCGACGCCCCCTATATAAAGGAAATAGAGCTCGATCCCGCCGCCATCGTCAAAGAAAACGAAACCGCCCCGGCCCCCGTCCAGATCAAGCCCCGCGAAATCAACACCATCGAAGTCATCAACGGCGTCGCCGTACACGCCAAACGCCACTTCCTCGTCTCCGGCCCCGATGGCGCAACCACCCCATTCGATCCCGACGACCCCGGCAACACCAGCTCCGGTGGCCCATGCGACCAGAACACCCACCCCGGCACCGCCGACTACGACACCGGCGAGCAAGCCGACGACACCCACCCCGGCGAACAAGCCGACGACAACCCTGAAACCGGCACCGGCGGATACACCGGCGCAGACGAAGACAACACCGACCACCCCGGCGCCCAAGACTGCTACACAACCACATAGGAGACAACATGAGCACGACCCACACCCTCGATTACGTCCGCTTCACCCGGCAGGCAAACACCGAACCCATCGCACTACTCTCAACCAACGTCGCCGCCAAACAGGCATACCAACAGCTCCAGCAAACGACCTGGAAACAGGAAACCGAACAAGCCGCCTCATTTCCCGCCCGCAAAGCCGTCTTGACGGCCGGCACCCCCACACCCCTGTACGACGCCTACAAATACTGCGGTGACTATGCCGATGGAAAACAAAAGGCATACGCCGGAGCCGTCGCCTACCGCTTCCAGATCCCTGCCGAAGCCTTGACCGGCACCGTCGCCGAGGTCGTATCAGTCGCCATCCCTGTATACGTCGACCGCTGGCTCGTCGACGGCGTCCGCATCTCCGCCTACGTCACAGACGCAGGCACCCCGCCATCAGACTGGGCAACCGTCAGCGATGGCGACGCAACGCTCACCGCCCAGCTCCCCATGCAATACACGGCCGACACGCCCCCAGCCCGCATTGTCATCGAAAAAAACGACACCCTGACCCTGACCATGCCCGCCGATCTGGCCGCGAAAAAATACCTGTACGTCATGCTCACACTGCAAGACTACGAAAGCACCCGGGACTTCTGGATCGAAGGCGCGGGGCTCATCGTCGGCGGCGAAACCGTCGTCACCTTCGACCGCTCAGTCACCGCCGATCCGGATCTATCTGCGGATTACGTGCAGCCAATAGCGACGCCAGATTTAGGCATGACAGGCATGTTAGGCTGGCCTGCGCTTTTCACAGAAATTCCTGGCACGGGCAAATTTAGCAGCTTTGGTTACGATCAAGAGGCATGGTTACAAGGATTAGTAACATCTGCAGATGGGATGCTACGTGATATAGATACCGGCTTTATAAAAACCTCTGCCATACTCAATCAGCGCTTAAAATGTTTCGACGGATACTCATCAGCGGGTGCGATTGAGGTTCCAAAAGCGGCTATTAACGTTGAATCCCG